AATATGATCTTTCATTCAATTGACTTTGAATTATGTTACGATGATAAAAAATATATACGGGAGACTTACCTCACAGATAGATTCGCTAGAAAAAATCTGAAAGAAGAACCCTTGTATTATACAAGTTATCATCATGCACCTACCTCTCAAAATAGAACTGGTAAACCTATCGAAAAGTTCTTAGATACAAGACTGTTACAAATTTACAGTCCAATAATAAAGAGAGAACTAGAAGAACAACGGTTGTTTGAAGCAGATCAATCAGCGATCTATTCATATCAACATATCTGGGCACAGATATATACAAGGAGTCTGGGCAAAGGTATTGATGCTCATCATCACTATCCAGATCAATCGAATCTATTCTCATGGATTCACTTTGTTGATGTTCCTAATGAAGATTGTCTTTATTGGGAGTTCAAGGATGGTAAAAAAGTTTACCCTCAACCTCAACGATCAGGTAAAATTATATTTTTTATTCCTTGGATATGGCATGGTATCGATCCTGTCAAATCTCAGGAAGAAAGAATAGTTGTAGCAGGAAACGTAACTAGAATCAAATGAAAGCAGTTCTTTGGTCGAGAGACAATTGTCAGTGGTGTGATAGAGTGAAAGAACTCTTTGCTGCCACTGAAATAGATTACTTAGAATACAAACTGGATAGACACTTCACTCGTGCCCAGTTTTACGAAGAATTTGAGGAGGGTGCTACCTTTCCACAAGTTCAACTTGACAACAAACATATAGGTGGATGCAAAGAAACATTGAAATATCTCCAAGAGAAGAAAATGATCTAGGAGAAATAAATAAGGGAGTAGAACTCTTAATGCGGAGGAGAACTAAATATCCTCCAATAGAAAACCTTACTAGGAGAAAACAAATGGAAGCAGCACTCATTACTATCGGTGTATTCACAGGCATTCTCACTCTTTCTGTAGGAGTAATATTAGGGTATATTCTACGCACCTATATACAAGACAACAATCGCCAAGCATACACATATCATCCAGAGATGTTTGATGCGAATGGTCAATTAGTCCCTGACGAAATCATTTCATTCCGAATCGATGGGGACGAATCAACTGAACTTGAAGATTAATTATGGCAAAACTACCTGACAATCCTTTAGTATCTGAACTCTTCAAAGCGGTTCACGGTAAGAAAGATAAGAAGGGAAAGGCAGACCTTCTATCACAACATAAACGTGATGATGTCAAGGCATTATTGATATGGAACTTTGACAAGCAAATCAGAAGTGCAATTCCAGAAGGAGAAGTACCTTACAAAAAGAATGAGGCACCTATCAACTCTGGTGGACATACACGTCTTGTTCATGAGTGGAGAACTCTTTACAATTATGTAAGGGGTGGTAATGATAAACTATCTCAAATGAAAAGAGAGACCATGTTTATTCAATTACTTGAGGGTTTACATGAGTCTGAAGCAGAACTATTGATGTTAGTAAAAGATAAAAATTTACAGTCAAAATACAGAATCACTAGAGCATTGGTGGAAGAAGTATTTGATGACATCGTTTGGAGAGATAAGTAATGGTCAAGGTGCTTCATGAGAAGTGTGACAAAAAATTAGCAGACAATCCTAAACTACCTTATAATGCATATCTCATAGAGTATAAAGAAGGTGAGGAACATTTCTTTGATATTGCTATTGGAGATAAGGCAGTTGATATCTTTGATCATTATTATGATAAGAGTAGTAAGTTTGTAAATATGATTCAAGCAGGAGGTCTAGTCAATCCTAAAAACTGGGTAGATAAAACCCCACAAAAAAAGTAACAACATGTTACAAAGATGTGAGGAAATACTTGCATAAATATACTTGGTATGATATGATACCAATACGTTCATCCAATTATGCATGGTTTATTACTGTTAGCATTACTCATTGCTGATCATGACTCTTACCATTGGGAATTGTCATGTGAAGAATGGAACCAGACAAGGGTGGAGATACTCAGTGATGAGAATCACATCCAAGATGCTAAAGAGTATCTTATTGATTACTTTTATACTAAAGTACCAGATGAAGATTGCAAACCTTGGAACATTGGACGCAAGTAAGCCAACTCGGAACGGATCGTTCATCCTCTTTTGAGGACGCAACAGTTTGCTGAAGGAACGGAATCACGGATCCCTCGTCAGAGGTAAAGGTGCAAAGTCCAATTACTTTAGGAGAACCAAATGGCAAAAGTCATTTACAGAGGAGTCGAGTACGACTCAAAAGAGTACAACGCTAAAGTGCTTGCTGAAGCAGCAAAGCGTAATAGACACGAACTTATGTATCGTGGATTAAAAGTTGCCAAATAATTGCAACTAAACACAATATCGAAGGAGTGCTTGACACTCCTTTTTTTATCCAATATAATATATGAATACACTAAAACAAACAGTAAAACTAATCAAGGCAGCACTCAAACATAAACATCTTTACTCTCAAAAAGAAGTATTTTATTTGAAAAATTCATTGAGGGAGGCAAAGAAAAAATTGAGACTACATAAGTCTGTCCATTCATTGCATGAAAATGAAAGTTCAATTAATAACACTGACACCTGACGCTGAGAAGAACATGGCATTCGTTGCCAGAGTATCTAATCCAAATAATCAAGGCAATGAAAACTTTTCTGGACTCTTGAAATATTGCATCAAGCATCAGCATTGGTCTGTGTTCGAGCAAGCACACATGACTCTTGAAATTGAAACTACTCGTGCTATTGCAGCACAAATTCTACGACATCGTAGTTTCACATTTCAAGAGTTTTCTCAAAGATATGCACAGAGCAATGAGTTAGGTGAAATTGATTTACCAGAATTACGTAGACAAGATAATAAAAACCGTCAGAATAGTATAGATGATTTAGATAAAGATGTTGTTGATAAACTGAATCGTCAGATGATTACACTATTCAGTTCAGCACAAGCGTTATACAATCAAATGATAGAGAAAGGAGTTGCCAAAGAGTGTGCAAGAATGGTTCTTCCATTATGCACTCCAACTCGGATATATATGACAGGATCAGTGAGATCTTGGATACATTATATTGACTTACGTTCAGCACATGGCACCCAGAAAGAGCACATGGAGATTGCTGAGTCATGTAAGGATATATTCAAAGAACAATTCCCTATTGTATCTGAAGCACTTGAATGGTGAATTTATTTCTAGGACCAACTCACGACTTGAGTTTCTTATATAATGATGAAGAAGCGATGAGAGTCACACCACAGGAGATCGCTACATTCATCATGCAAGATGAGATTGTAGCAGTCTACAATGGTAGATCGGAAGCAGGTCCTAGAGCACTAGGAAATAGAAGTATATTATATGACCCAAGGGATATTAACACAAAGGACACAATCAATAAAGTAAAAAAGAGAGAGCGTTTTAGACCCTTTGCTGCTGCTGTATTGAAAGATTATGCAAATGAATGGTTTGATATGTCTGGACTGAATAGATCTCCTACAATGTCATATGCGGTGCATACAAGAGAAGATAAGAAAGAATTGATTCCCGGTGTGGTTCATATAGATGGCACATGTAGAGTTCAAACAGTGGAGCAAGATATTCCTCATTTGTATGAGGTCATAGAAGAGTTTTACAAATACACAAAGGTTCCTATGGTCTTGAATACGTCATTCAATCTGGCAGGTCAACCTCTAGTTGAAACACCTCAAGATGCCATAGATACATGGAAGAAATCTGATATTCATGTTCTCTGGTTTCCAGAAGCAAGAAGGATGTTTAAGAGTTCATCATTAGGAGATTGATATGAGAATCTTAGGAGTAAATTTATCTAACAATGGTTCTATATGTCTACTCAACGATGGTGAGATAGAACTATACTTAGAAGCAGAAAGATTAACAAAAAAGAAAAGAGATTCTGATTGCACCAAACTTTTTGAGTTAGTAAAAGATATAGATAAGGTTGCTATAAGTGATGCCTGTTGGAATCAAAATAAAAAAAAGACTCTTATAACCACAAAGAATATTTCTACAATCAAAAAAAAGTTTCCTAACGCTGAAAGATATGATTTCAGAGACAGGCATCATCTTACACATGCTGCATGTGGGTTTTATAATTCAGAGTTTGAGGAGGCAGCAGTCATCGTAGTTGATTCAAGTGGATCTAATTTTGAAGAAGGAGACGAGTGTGAAACTATTTTTCATGTCAAACGAGGAAGAAGATTTCATTGGAAGGTGTTGCACAAGAGATATAATACTGTAGATAATTATGGTATAGGTCTTCAGTTTGATTTGGTATCAGAGAAATGTAAGTGGGGACGTATGGAAGCAGGAAAGGTCATGGGTCTTGCTCCATACGGAGAATATATTGAGGGACAATACTTAGCATCTAGTAATGAGAACGCTGCTGCTACTATACAAAAGGACTGGGAGGATAGAGCAGTAGAATTAGTCAAAATAGCAGCAAAAAAATGTAGTAATATTGTATTGACAGGTGGATGTTTTCTCAATGTTGTGGTAAACTATAAACTATTGAAGGAATTTCCTGATTTGAATTTTTATGTTGACCCTATTTCTTTTGATGGAGGAACTGCAATCGGAGCAGCATATATACTTCACAACAATCCTAAAATAAAATCTTACTAACATGCCAACTTATCCTGTAAAAAACTTGAAGACTGGAGAAACTAAAGAGATAGTGATGTCTATGAAACAATACGATCAGTGGAGAAAGGATAATCCTGACTGGGATAAAGATTGGTCACAGGGAACAGGAGGAACTGTCAGTGCTGTCGGAGACGTATACAGTAAAACAGATGGTGGATGGAATGAAGTTCTATCAAGAGTCGGGTCAATGCCCGGTTCAAAAGTAAAACCTCAAAAGACTACACATTTCTAATGCCTGCTAGAAAAAAGAAAACTTCCAATCAAGTTGGGGTAGGTATGACTGCCAAGCAACTCAAAAGAAAAAAACCTTATAACTCTGATATGATGATTCCGATCGAGGCATTGACCGAGAATCAAAAAAAATTATTTGCATCACTCGAAGAGGGTAAGAATGTATATACATATGGAGTGGCAGGAACTGGTAAGACTTTTGTTATTTTATATCATGCCCT